AATAACTTTTGTTGAAACAAGTTGACACACAAAGCATAAAACTAAACTTCCAACAATAAACATCATAATTTTTTTCTTTTCATCTTGAGATAATATTTTGTTTTGTTTTACTAAAACACAATATAACACACAAACCAAAATAATTGTTCCAATCCAATTGCACCAATTTATTATTTGAAATCCTCGAACAATTGTTTCTGAAACTTCATCAATTGTTGTTTGCCAATCGGTTCTATTATTTGAGTATTGTTGAAACTTGTACAATATCCAACTATATCCCATTATTACAAATATTGTTAGTAAACTGAAAATAATTGTAAATATTGACATCATTTTTTGCACTTCATTTTATACATTGCAAAGACAAAAAAAAATAATTGATACGTTGTACAAAAGGATAAAAAACCGACAACATACAATTATTAATTTTTAATATTGTCAGTCAAAAGATCAAAATGACGCAATACAAGAATATTTGCAAATTTTTGGAAAAATGTTTCAAAGTGGAAACACCATTACAAGAATTTCAATCCACCAAGAATGTTACCTTTACTTGTCTGAAGAGTAATCATTCAAATACTTTATCAGCTGGCTCATTTATTAACAAGAAAAGCAAACACACAAGAGAAAACAAAAACTTGGAAGAATTTTGTCAAGGATGTATAGATTCAAAAGATGATCAAGAAACATTTGAACAACATAAAAAATCAATATTGGAATCGTGTGGTCATTTACTAGTTGAATATGAATTTAGTACAAGAAATTTGGTTTATATTTGTGGTGAATGTGGTGAAAGAAACAATTCTCATATTTCTAATTTACAAAAGAACAAAGGAAATTGTCCAAAATGTCAAAATGTTCAATTTCGATTATCGTATGACAAATTAAAAAAAGATGTAGAATCTCATGGATTTCAATTGTTGACCAAAGCAGAAGATTACAAATCAAACAAACAAAAATTAAATGTTATTTGCAAATGTGGAGAAAAACATGAAACGTATTTAGTATCAATTCGTCAAGATAAACATTGTAAAAAATGTAAAACTGAAAAATCTGAACAAACCTGTTTGGAAAAATACAATGAACGTAATGTTATGCATATTCCTGAAGTGTTTGAACGTTCCAAGAAAAACCAATGGACAAATAAACAATACACATTTCCTAAATCACAAAAGACAATTACAGTTCAAGGATCTGAACCAGTAATGATTGATTATATTTTGTCGAATGAAAACAAAATTTTAAAACGTATAATTGATGAAAATGAAATTGATGTATCAAATGTTCCAGGATTCAAATATATTTTTGAAAACAAAGAACATGTTTATTATCCTGATGTTTTTATCAAAGAAACTAAAATTGTTTATGAATGTAAAATGATTGCATTACACAATAGACAAGGACCAACATTGAATTACAAAAAATACAAATCTGCATCTGAACAGGGGTTTACTGTTATCGTTTTCATGGTCAATAATGATTATAAATTGTTTGATATTTGGTATTTTTTACCAAATGGAAAAGAAATTAGTACATTGAGACAATTCAATAATGTTGAAATTGATTTTCGTCAAAATATTTCGTCCAAGTTGTTTGTTGAAAATTTTGATAAGATTGAACAAACTGTCAAGATTGATTTTTAAAGTAACAATTATTTATATATTTGGTTTTTTCCGAATATATAAATACAAACATAAATAAACTTGTTTTTCTGCATTTTTTGATTTTTCTGCTGGACAAAGTCCACCGATTTTTTTGAAAATAAATAATAAATAATTGGAAATTTACAACACTGGGAACGGGTGTTGAAACCCTCTATATTTCTACAGAGGCCAGACTATACCTTAAGCCTTTACGATGATGACTAATCATCTAAGACCAACGATCCGGTAGTCGTTGAGGGAGTATCATGTTCTTGTCATTAGCGAATTTAGATACTTTACCCGCGGGTTGTCCAATCCGATACATTCTTACCATACCCGAGGCTATTAACCTGGCCATTGTTAACATTTCTGTAACAACTTGGTAGTATCGGCTCTAAGGAGTTCTCCGACATTATAAATCGTTTTGCCCATGAAAATGGACTAGATGGTTACATATCAACAACAAAGTGGTAAAGTTGTCATTGAACGGAAATTATACTGTTTATCAACCAAAGTGTTTCCGTAACTTTGTTTGCAGCCACCTATTCTTGGCATCCCATTCATTGCCTGATACATTTTTAACAGATTTGATACTGCTAACAGTATGAAGACAACAATTTCACCAAGAGCCCCACCGGCCACTCTGACAATATTATGATTGACAGCGACCAATACAAATTCGAACAATTGAGCGACGGGGGCACCCAATTGAGCGTTGACACGATTGGGTTCAGCGATAGAACCAACAATCTTTGCAACTTCAGAAGCAGTAGTAGAAGGAGTAATTTGAAGAGAAACGTTAGTCAACTTACCAAAGTTGGTGCTACCCATAGGATTGACAGACATTAAATCCAAACTGTAAGAATACATGTGGTAACCAGTTTCGGTAGGAATAGAAACGGCATTGTAGAAAGGATTGACAAGGGAGAAATAATCAGCACCCATGTTACTCAAACGTTGAGTGTTTTCATACAACAAGGAAGCGGTTTGAATAGGGTCAACTGAATATTCAGGAGAAGTGAGTAAACCCATACCAGAAGGAACTGGAGAACCACAAGTATAATTGGACCATTCAGCAGTATTGGTACGATTACGAACAGCGAAGAACAAGCACTTGACAGCGTGAGACAAACGAATATCAGTAGACAATAAAGCGTTGGTGGTAGGATTGAAAGTAGCAGTAGGAACAGTTTGTACTTGTTCAATCAAAATATCACGAGGAGCTTGACCCATTTGCTTACGTTCGTTGTTGGAAACAATAGCATATTCAGCCCATACATCAACTTGAGTCAATACAGGAACAGAAACCAAATCAGAAGAAGAAACTGGTACTGAAACTTGGTTGACACAGTCATCCAAAATAATGACATCAGTGTAATCACGGAAGTTGAAGTTCAAACGCATTTCGTTATATGGTAAAGCAGCAGTTGGTAAACCAACACCAGAATCGCGAGTATGACACAAAGGTAAAGGCAAGTTCAAAGTGACTTGAGGAAGAACAAAAGGAGAGTGAACAGAAACAGGATCAGTCAATTCAGCAATATTACCAATCATGTTATTGTAACCGTTACGCTTACCTGCAGGAATAGCAAATTGAGACCAGAAATCTAAATAGTAGTTGTCGAAACGCATTTCAGTCAAATCGTTGAAAGAGATAGAAGCTTCACGAATCAAAGCATGCATCAAGTTACGAGTATAACGAATAGAACCATTTTGACCAAAACGATTGTTGGGAGAAAGTTCAACACGAGGGAAAGTGATACGCAAGAAAGATCTCAACAAATAATCACCTGCACGAGAAATGTTGGCAGACCATTGTTGATTAAAGTTAGGAACACCAGAACTCTTGCTTAAAACAACAGGAACAACGGTGAACCAGGTGGCCTTACGTACCTTACGAACAAAGTAGGAGACGGCAGTTTCACCACCATAAAGATACTTTTCAAGTTCATCAAAAGTGGCTAAATCGATGAAACCGGAAGTTAAATTGGAAGAGCTAGTAGTTGCTGACATTTGTGTTTATTATACTATCAAGAAAAAAAATATTTTTTTTTCTAGTTTATATGTTTGCCCTAATTTTTTTAAACAATTATTTTACATAAAATTGTCGATATTTTTTTTCAAGTTTTGTTTTTGATTTTTGTTTCCATTTCGACAATTTTTATTTGATACAAAAAAATATTTTTATTTGATAAAATGAATGTACAACTAACGCAAAACGAATTTTACGACAGAATTGTAAAATACACAAACAACAAAGAAAACAATAATCAATTAAATTGAAGTTTCAACATCTTTACAAGTAATCTAAGTCGTTTGTCTTTGTAAACAAATTTCATCATTTCTTCATTATTTTGAATGAAAAAATAATGAATTTCTGATCTATATTTCTCTATCCAAAAATTGTTGAATGTTTGTAACATTTTAGTAAATTCTTTTACTTCATCCACATCCAAACAAGAAATAATATGATAGGTAACTTCATCTTTGAACCATTTCATTAATAACCAAGGCAATGAATCTTTGATACAATACCAGGATGTCACTTCATAAAAGATGTCAAATACATCTTTTAATTTTTGAATTGTATCGTCGTTTGTCTTTCTAACTGGTATCTGTTTCCATGTTCTTGTTAATAAACATAATTTGGTAACATATTTATGTAATTTAATAACATTAAATTTTTTGTCATCATTCTCTTCGTCGCTTTCATATCCACATTCATTTACATTTTCATTTATATTTTCACATTCATTTTCATATTCATATTCACTTTCGTTTTCACTTTCATCATAATTTACATTTTCATTGTTATTCATTTTTAATAAGTTGTTATTTCATTTGTTTTATATTTTTATGTTTGTTAACGAGACATAACCCATCCATTAATAAAGTGACCGGTGATATCAATTCTGCCAGTTTTATTTTTGAACAAAATAATGGAAGGAAAATTGGGTGATATTCGTTTTGAGATTT